ATGAAAAAAGGCGGCAGAATATCAAAAGCAGATATGCAAAAAGCTGGATTTTATGACAAAGATAAAACTAAGTCAGAGCGTCAGGCAATTGTTAGTAAAGTTACCACTAAACCTCAACGTGTAGCAATAGTTGAAAAAGCTTTTTCAACTAAGAATATGAAGGCTGGTGGTTCTGTTTCTTCTGCATCTAAACGAGCTGATGGGTGCTGCACTAAGGGAAAAACCAAAGGAAAAATGGTATGAGACCCAGCAGAGGAATGGGAGACATATCTCCGTCTAAAATGCCTATTGGCAAGAAAAAAGCACGCAAAGATAGCACAGATTTTACGCAATATGCTGAAGGTGGCGAGGTATGGAACAAGCCACGTCCAAAAAGTCTTGGCAAACCTAAAAAATTATCTGCAGACAAGAAAGCCAAAGCTAAAGCAGCAGCAAAAGCAGCTGGCAGACCTTATCCAAACCTTGTAGACAACATGAGAGCGGCTAAATAATGTCCACTTCTGGAACCACTGCTTTTAATTTAGATTTAAATAACCTTGTAGAAGAGGCTTTTGAGCGTTGTGGATCCCAATTGCGCTCTGGATATGATCTTAAAACAGCCAGAAGAAGTCTTAATTTAATGACTATTGAATGGGCAAATCGTGGTATTAATTTATGGACTATTGAACAAGGTCAAGTGAACTTAGTTACTGGACAGGGCTTATATCCAATTGATAACGATACTATTGACCTATTGGACATGGTGGTTAGACAAAATAACGGATCTCCTAGCAATCAAATTGATATTAATATTAGTCGTATTTCTGAATCAACCTACGCTACTATTCCAAATAAATTAACTACTGGCAGACCTATTCAGGTATGGGTTAACCGTCAATCAGCTCAGATTAATACTACATCTGTCACCTTATCCGCTAACATTAGTGCGACTGACACATCCATTACCGTAAGTGATGCTAGTCAATTAGCTAGCGGTGGTTTTATTAAAATTGATAATGAAACTATTGGATATGCAAACGTAATAGGTAATGTACTGACTAACTGTTATCGTGGTCAAAACGGCACTACTGCAGCTTCTCATTTGTCTGCAGCGGCTATATCCGTACAAAATCTGAATTCAATTAATATCTGGCCCACCCCCGATGCGGGAGGTTCTCCATATACATTCATTTATTGGCGCATGAGACGCATACAGGATGCTGGGAACGGCGCAACAGAACAAGACATACCTTTCCGCCTACTTCCTTGTATGGTTGCTGGACTGTCGTTTTATTTAGCGCAAAAAGTCCCAGAAGGGCAGCCTCGCATTCCTTTTTTAAAACAAGAGTACGAAGAGCAATGGTTAATGGCATCTACAGAAGACAGGGATAAAGCCCCTGCTAGATTTGTTCCAAGGACTTTGTTCTATGCCTAATAAATTTAGCAGTGGCAAGTTTGCTATTGCGGAGTGTGATCGATGCGGTCAAAGATATAAGTTAAAAGAACTTAGAAAGTTGGTTGTAAAGCAGCAAATAAAGAATATTAAAGTTTGTCCTGAGTGTTGGGAGCCAGATCAGCCACAATTGTCTTTGGGTATGTACCCAGTAGATGACCCCCAAGCTGTTCGTGAACCACGCCCAGATACAAGTTACATTGCTTCTGGAGTAAGTGGTTTACAGATTTTAAGTGGCACTGGAACTAGTATTAATGAAGTTGGATATCAAGGAGAAGGCAGTAGAATATTTCAATGGGGTTGGAATCCTGTTGGCGGAGCTAGTCAGTTTGATAGCATTTTAACCCCTAACTACTTGATTGCAGTAGGGCAAGCTGGTACAGTCACTATATCAAATTAGGAGTAAATTATGACATTTAAAAAAGGCGCAAACGGAATTGAATCTAAAGGCAAGACCGTTGGTAAAAATTTAGGCGATTCAGGTTCAACAGCAATGACCATGAAGGGCGCATCTAAAAAAATGGGCGTTAGCTCTATGGCTATGAAAGATGTTGGTCGCAATCTAGCCCGTGTTGCAAACCAAAAGAAATCAGGAAGAGGTCGTTAATCATGACTAAAGCTAAATCACAACCAAATATGCCATCTGAGAAGTATCCTTTGGGTAATGCCAAAGAGAACAAAGATGCCAGCAATTGGTCATATAAATTCCCCAAAAGCTCTGGTACATCCAAAGATATTGGTGTCTATGCACAGCCTGGACCTAATACTCACGAACTTGGTATTGAATATGTTACTGATCCTAATTCAATGAGCGCTAATGAATCTACTCCTGGTGGTATGCCAGCCCGTAGAGTAAGTGGTGGCAATATTACTCGTGGTCCTAAGACCGATGGTATTACTATGCGTGGTTATGGCGCAGCTACTAAAGGCATTAAATCTCGAGGACCAATGGCATGAGTTTAGATCCACAATTAGCGTTTAAATTAGACTTAACATTAGAAGAGGTAGATGGTGTTTTTGTTGCGCTTGGTGAGTTACCAACAAGATCAAATGCTTTTCCTTTAGCCATGAAGATTCGTGCGCAAGTTCAAACACAGTTGCCACCAGAAGAGCCTAAGGTGGAAGACGTTAAACCAGAAGATATTAAGTCTACCTAATGAACTATACACAGCTTGTTGCGGCTATTGAAGCCTATGCTGAAAACTACGATACCTCCACTGGGGGGTTTGTAGATAATATTCCTGTGTTTGTAAAGCAGGCAGAACAACGTATCTATAATACGGTTCAAATTCCATCATTAAGAAAAAACGTAACAGGCAATTTGACTACGGGAAATAAATATTTATCCGCCCCTAGTGACTATCTTGCGACTTATTCTATGGCAATTATAGTCAATCCTGGAGTAGCGACTGAAGCATATCAATTTATGCTTAATAAAGACGTAAATTTTATACGAGAGGCGTACCCAAACTCGAATGATATTGGCACTCCAACATATTATGCTTTGTTTGGTCCGCAATATTCTTTCCCAAATGAGCTTAGTTTTATTGTTGCGCCTACACCAGATACTAATTATTCCGTAGAATTGCATTATTTTTATTATCCAGAATCAATTGTTACCGCTGGCACTACTTGGTTAGGTGATAATTTTGACACAGTGCTTTTATATGGCTCTTTGCTTGAAGCAGACGCTTTTATGAAAACAGACAACGATGTCATTACTTATCATAAAGATCGTTACACCGAAGCGATGTCACTTTTAAAACGCCTTGGAGACGGTTTAGAGCGTGGCGATGCATACCGTGATGGTCAAACAAAACTTAATACAAACCTTAAAGGGAATGTTGTAGCATGACAATTCAACAAGGACAATGTGCTGTATTTAAAAATAACTGTTTGAGCGGCTTAGAAAATTTTGCTGTAGGAACGCCATACACATATAAAATTGCCTTGTATAACGCCAATGCAGATTTGTCATATGCTACAACCATTTATACAACTTTAAATGAAATTGTCGGAACTGGTTATACCGCTGGAGGTTTAACTTTGACTGTAATCCCGCCATCAATTTATGGTCAAACAGCTTATTTGTCATTTAACAATGTTACTTGGACTGGGGTTTCATTTACTTGTCGGGGTGCATTAATTTATAATAGTACAACGAATGCGGCAGTTGCAGTATTAGATTTTGGCAGTGATAAGCAAGCTGGACCAAATTTTGTAATTACGTTTCCAGAAAACACACCGACTACAGCAATATTAAAGATTAACTAAGGAATAATTATGCACAAAGAATTAGGAAGTTTTGGGGATAGCGCAATAGCAACCCTACAGGCAAATGTAAATGCTCCAGAAATTTTGGGCGTTGAAGGATCTTGGCACGTTGAATGCCGTGATAAAAATGGTAACCTAAAATGGATTGAAGACTTTCCTAACTTAGTCGTTGCTGGTGGCAAACAACTATTAATGGATACCTTATTAAGAGGCTCCGTTTATACAGTTACTGGTCCGTTTTTGGGGTTGACTAAAGTTTCTTTGACTCCCGCAGCTACTGATACCATGACTACTTTGGTAACTACTAATGCTGGTGAGTTTACAAACTATACCGTTGGCGGCTCTGCCGTGCGTGGTACAGCCGTATTTTCCGCTTCCACATCTTCTGGTTCTACACCAAGTAACGTCACCACTTCTGCCGCAAATACAATTACTTATGTTATTACGGGCGCTGGTGGAACAGTTTATGGTTGTTTCTTAGTGTTAGGTTCTGGTGCAGTAAACACGCAAAGCTCAACAGGCGGTACATTGTATTCAGAAGGTAATTTTTCTAGTGCAAAAAACACTTCTGCGGGTGATTCAGTAGCGGTTACTTATAGCACCACGGCTACGAGTTAATTATGGCATTAGTCGCATATAATCGAGTCCAACAAACTGCTACGGCAAATACTACTGTAAGCTTTACGCTCATTGGTTCAATCAGCGGTTTTCAGTCTTTTGCGATTGTTGGAAATGGTAATACGACTTACTATGCTTCTGCGGATACCGCTGGAAATTGGGAGGTAGGTATTGGTACATACTCCACTACTGGACCTACCCTTACTCGTACTGCCGTTTTATCTTCTAGTAATTTTGGTTCTGCCGTTACTTTTTCTGGCACTGTTAACGTATGGGTAGATTATCCTTCTGAAAAGTCGGTAAACCTTGATGCTTCTGGTAACGTAAGCCCATTAGGTACAATTACTTCTGGTGTTTGGAATGGAACAACAATTCCCGCTGCTTATGGTGGTACAGGTTTAACAAGTTCTGGCACTGCGGGTAATGTGTTGACTTCTAACGGTACTGCATGGGTTAGTTCTACCCCAAGCTCTTCTTATGGTCCAATTACACAAAATTTAACTGAAGTATCTACAAATAAAACAATCGCTACTGGTTCTAATGGTTTTTCTATAGGCCCTATGACTATTGATTCTGGTGTTACTGTAAGTATAAATGCTGGTCAACGCTGGTTAATTATTTAATTTAAAGGAAGTGATATGGCAACACAAATTAATGCTACCTCTTTAGGGTTAAATTTAGTCCCTGATACCTCTGGTGTTGTTGCAATTCAAAGCAATGGAACATCTACCCTTACCATTAATACCAATGGAGCTTTAGGTGTAGGTGCTTCACCTTCTTATGGAACTACTGGACAATTATTGACTTCTAACGGCTCTGGAGCATCTCCTAGCTATATTAGCCTAGCAAACACTACTAATAGCTATACTGTTACACAATCTTTTAATGGATCTAGTTCTGCTTTAGGTATGATTGTTTCTAATGTTGCTGAAACTACCTATA